ATCAATCACCAAAGTGTCATTGGTATATTGAGGATCTTTAATCGAAAGAGTGCCGCTGCCTTCCGTATCGAAACCAACGCCGATGCCCACCATTAAAGCATCCATCATCCACGCAAAGAGATAGCCACCCTTGGTGCCCAAATCGCGAGTAGAGCGAAAGGCACAGTTAAATAAGCCTGCGGCTGTGCGCTCTTCGATGAATTTCGTACCCATCATCCACAAGCCTCTTCCGGGCGGCGTCCACTTCAGATTGAATAATCGATCGTACGCCTCCTTCGCTGTTTTTTGTGCTTTACTGTCGTTCCACTCTAAGCTCAACATGAATACATGGCGCTTTTGCATATTGAACATTCCCTCGACAACGCGGCGGCACGTTTGCCACCACTCCTCAGAGCCTGCTGCATCTGGTTCGAACTCACTGAGTCTTCGCGAATAAGTACGTTTATATGTAACATATCCGAGAGGGCCCCAAGGCACTTCGGCATCTTTGTAGGGTTCGATAAAAGTATCTGATAGCCTGAATCTGCGTATGTTCTCAATTGTTCTCATGTGATTTATTTCCTTTTAAATTTTTCATATTTGCTTTTTAGCAAGTTCTGCTGCATGCCGGCTGTCAATACAACGGGGCTAGTCGCTACGGAATTTGTGCTAGGGTGTGTCACCCTTGGTAAGACTCTTATTTTGACATTAGAGGTGTCCATGAATATATCATACACCATTCCGTCCGGTCCGTTTCTATTTTTTGCAATAAAAATCTTTCCTTGGTTATTTTGTTTGTCTTCAATTGTACGTGATACGGAGAATATGAAATCTGCGACGAAGCACTTATTAAAAGCTTCGGAGATTTGCTCCATCGTGATCACTTCCGCGCTCAAGCCGGCACGGTTTGTCTGTGAGGCTGTCCATATGGGACAAGAGTACTCAGTAGAAATGGCTCTCAATTCCTCATAAATGGAGCCAAGCTCGTCTCTCTTTTCTTTCCGAACAACCACCGGCTTAAGCAAGTCTGCATAGTCTACTATAATCAAGCCGGGCTTAATGCCTCTTTTGTGCAAACGACTAAGATGGTTGCGGATCGTCTCTGTGGACGCTGATTTGGTGGGGTACTCTTTTACGATCAGGCGCCCCTCGATATCTTTGATCTCATCAAAAACCTCCTCCTTAAAGGATGTCAAGTCAGAGAGAGGATATCCGGTAATACAGCTATCATAACGCTTTGCAATGATAGTATCCTGCAACTCTAAAGTATAATGGACTACTACCTGCCCTTCCGTAACAGCTTGCGCTCCCAAGTGAACGAGAACCATTGATTTGCCGGCGCCAGTTGGCGCAATTACAACCCCAAGCTCGCTCTTACCTAAGCCACCGGAAGTGATTGAATCTAAGTCTTGCCAGCCTGTCGATACAGGATTTCTAAACTTGGGTAAAAAGCGCTCTTCAAAATCTGCCAGATAATCGTATCCAAAATTTGTTTCTGATCCCAGCTTTAAAGATTCATTGATGACTTTCGAAATTTCGTCAAAAGAACTATTTTGGAGAAGATCGACTGACTTTAGCATGGCTTCTTTTAGGTTTTGCTTGCGACAAAAATCTAACGACTGTTCTTTAATATACTCTGCATCTTGAACTTCGGATGCATGAATCTTCGCAAAATATTCTTTTACTTGCTGCCTTACAACGTCGTCTTCCGCATCCAACTCGGTACGGAGCATCGTTATAACGGCGTCATGCGAAGGGTGCTTAGAATAACGGTTTCGATAGTTGATAACCTTGCGTGCAAAAACTCGGAGGTATTCTAATTCTAAGAAAGATATATCCAACACTTCAGAGATCTGATCGGCGAATGGACGATCATCTAAAATAAGTTGAACTAAGCCCTCTTGAAAGACTTTTCCGTACTTTGCAAAACCTACATTTTCGCCCAAGGCTCACTCCTTATAGTGATAATCATAACCCATCCCCACACCATGTCAAGCACGATCAACAACTTACTGCTATATTATTAAGACGAGTTCTTAACTCTTCCCAATTTAATTCGCCGAAACCATCTTCTCGCATCTTTTTGATAATGGCTGTCTTATTGAAGCTACATTCGAAATCTACGACTGCTGTTTTCACAAAATCTTTTGAGTTAATTGAGAGCATCGGAGAGTAAAGTTGCATCATTCTATAATTATGCTCAATTATCTCTCTTCCCTCAACAATGTTGGTAAAAAACTTCAATTTATTGGCTGAATTTTCGCAGAATTCTATAACCTCTTGAATTGTATAATCTTTTTCAGATGCAAGAAAAGACAATCTTTTCTTAATAGATATTAAGCCCGCTCCCTTGATTCCCGGAAGGTTGTCAGAAGTATCGCCGGCGATCGCTCTCGCGAGTGCCATATTGGCTGGATGAATACCGTATTCTTCAACGATCCTCATCTTATTTAAAAGTGTATCTGCCGTAGGGCGGTAAACGACTGTCTCGCTGTCACACAGCTGCAGGAAATCTTTATCATTTGAAATGATTACCTTTTGCCAGCCATCATAATGACGCAGGTGACTAACATGAGAAATGACGTCATCGGCTTCAATTTCAGGGAGCATAATCTGAACAATTGGCATCTCATTCAGATACTCAATCAATCTAGTTTGTTGCCAAATTTTATTTTGTAGCTCTTCATTGTCCGTCAGATTGTGGAATGCTCGATTCAATCGGATCGGCTTCCTACCAGATTTATAATTCTTGTCCATGCTTTTGCGTTTTCGCGATCCATTCGGGCCGTCCCACACAATAACGATAGAGTCGGGCTGACTTATCCGTACGAGTTTCTGGAGGATCTTTATCGAACCTTTAAGGCCGCCAATTGGTTGTCCATTGGAAGAAAGGGACGGATCCACGATGTATGCTCTTAAAAACATATTTAGCGCATCAATAATGATGACGCGTTTTTTATCAGTTTGTGTCATAAAGCCCTCCTACAAGCTTATATCTTATTATAACCTATCATTAAAGACATGTCAACGTTTATTTTGAAGTCACCGGCACTGTCAAGTCGTCGGGATCTTCATAAAAGCTGGCTGCATCGCCCTCTCTTTTCTCAAACTTCTGGACAATCTCCTCGTCCATTATTTGAATAACTTTTCCGCGGAACTCTTCATCAGATGTAATCAAGTCAGTCCACTTAGATGGCTGAAATTTCTTGGTGTATCCATCGGGAGTAGCTAGCGTATACCATGCTCCGGCCGAGGTAAGGCTCTCTGAGCCTTTAATGGCATCAAACCAGCTTTCCTCGTCTCGGATACCAATTTCTTCAGTACCCCAAAGGATACGGAATGCGCATGATCTGCCTTGAGTGCCAAAGCGAGACTTCTCAAGCTTCACCTTAACTTCAGATCCGATACGGAAGCCCTTGTCATCTTCAATAAAAGAAGACTTTGCCTTTCTGCCTGTTAGCCATATACGCAATGAATATGAATAATGCATTGCCTTTCCGCCGGGCGTTGTGTATGGAGTTGTCATGGCAACAATTCTAGCGTTCGGTCCTTGTGGGATGTTTGTTTTAAGCTGATTCAGAACGATTAGTGTCGCCTGCTTATCAGCAATAGGGATCACCAGCTTGGACATTCCCTTAGCCAGAATACGTGCCTTGACTGCCATTGACGACTGAGGATTAAAGTCTCCTTCGACGTCGGACACAGATGGCGTAAATGCCAACGAATCCCAGATAAATACGAGCTTGTCATCGGACGCGCCGAGAAGTTCTTCGATCGTCTCCAGCACAAACTCCACAGAGGACGCCTGAACGTACATTAAACGCCCTAAATCGCACCCTGTGCGCTCTAGGAAGGTTGGATCGATGGCAGACTCAGAATCGAAGTAAACGACAAGCTTGCCCTGTTTCTGGGCGTTTGCTGCGATCTGCGCAGCCATGTAAGATTTGCCTGTCGATTCTAAGCCGGCAATCTCTGTAACTTTGCCGACGGGTACACCAGCGACGTATCCCTTACAAATAATAGAATCAAGCCATCTTGATCCTGTTGGGATCCATTCCTTGACGGACGTTGGATTATCTCCCGTTAAATCGTGTGCGACATTTCTGCCGGCTTTTTTATTAACTAATTTCATCAGATCCTGCATTGCTACACGTCCTGCTTTGGCTTTAGTTTTTGCCATGTGCTCTCCTTAAAATAAAATGGCGGCAGACTTTTTACCGGTCTGCCAGCGGCTGTTTGTCACTCTACTGCTGTATCAGCAGAGTCCGCGGTGTCTGCCGCGGTGTCTTCATCCTTATCCCCACAAGCCATCATTAGCGTTGTGGCAAGGATTGGTAGAACGAGTCTCATTTTGTCTCCTTTATCTTTAGACGGTTACAACTTTACCAATATCTGAAGCAATTGTCAATTGTTTTGGAAAAATAATTTTAGAAAATGCAAATTTTAGGCCGATAGTATCCTTTAAGACGTCGTTCATCTTCTTCACTCGGTTTACAAAATTTTGTCTGTCTGTTTCCAATGCAGTAAGCGTTTCTTTAGGCTTATAAATTTGACAATGAATGACTATGTTGTAGTTTTCGTCTCCAACTAAAGTTTGATCGTGTTGCCCGAATATCAGGGGCAACAGAAAATCTCGGTCAAAAGTTTTTCCATTCGTGGTAGTGACCGCTATGTAAGTGTTTGTGGTCTCGTCAAAATGCTCTAAGAACTTTTTTCTCTTAGGTTTTCCATTTCTTCCGATTTCAACACCAGTGTCAAGTTTATTTTTAGCTAAATCGTTTGTAATGTCCGCAAAAGTAACAGACTTAACTTTACTGTTAACATTGCTTCCTGATTTAGCCCAAAGATTGTAAATCTTTGTTCTAGTACCAGAATATAAAAACTGTCGTGGGTGTACAAGATCCATTATTGCGTCAAATTGATCTCTGTCAGGGAAATCTCCGTCAGGCATAAGCCCGTTAAACGTGATATCTTGCTTTCTCAAATTTGAAAGTTGTAGTGGAATGTCCTTGTAGCCGTATGGATTGGTGCTTGGCGCAGGATTGTTTTGAATTCTAGATAACTCAATTGCAAACACACCAGAAACAGGTTCTCCATATGTTCCGTCTTCATGTATCTCAAACAAACTTTGCGAAAGCTCAAATGCTGGGGTGTGTGTGTTTCCAAGAATATATTGGTTGGTGAAAAATCTGTGGTGTCCTGTTTCAATTCTATATTGATCGCCGGTAACGTGGCAGACCATCGGGGGATATTGTATGATTCCCTTGCTGCTGATCTGGGGGGCCAACTCTTCACGACAATATTTTTCATCAGAGACCACTTTTCTAACTTGAGTGTTACTTACATTATCTTGAGTGAGACTAAGAAATCCAGTTATAAATCTTCTGAATGTCTTATCGCCAGATTTCACAAATAACATTTTACTGTGATCTGGGTGAAGTCGCGGATCTAGATGTCCGCATTCAATTGCTTCATTAACAATATGTTCTTCGCTTTTAGTAAGCGCACTAATTTCGAATTTTGGTTTTAATTTAATCATATTACTCATGTTGTTCTCCTTAAAATAAAATGGCGGCAGACTTTTTACCGGTCTGCCAGCGGCTTTTTTACTACTCGCCTGTAGTTGTGGTGGTGGTGCCTGTAGTAGCACTCGTGGTTGCTGTCTCTCCAACTGTTTCTGTGGTGGCTGATACCTCGACTGTCTCAGTCGTGTTGATATCTGTGCTACTGTTGTCCGAAACCGTAGTGGGATCTACGCTGCAGGTTCCGTAGGCGGTGGCAATCACTAGGACGCCCCCTGCTACGCTAATTTGAACCTTCCATTTAGCCCATAGGGATTTTAACCATTCCATAACATTCTCCTTTTTGTTTATAGAAAATTGCGGCAGACTATTTACTTAAAGCCGATCTGCCAGCGGCTTAAACAAGCCCGCTACTTGGTGGCCATCAGTTCATCAAATGCCTTATCAACTGGGTTTTGAGTGTCAACATTATAACGCCCAGTTTCCGATGATCGTGTTTCCGCACTAAGATCACCAGCAAGTTGCTCATCAAGAATCGCGTCTATTTCCTCGGGGGAAAGTCGCTCAAAGAGGCTATCAAAATCGGGCATACGATCAAGGAGGGCGGGGATAGCGTCTTGATCCTCAAGTAGAGTCGAAGTATTTCTTCTCATCTTAAGGCTTGTTTGTGGATAGGCACCGGGGGATGTGGGCTTAGTATACACTAAGGTAATATCGGTACCTTCCAGTTTGTCGGTGATGTCACCGTATTCGGGATCCAAAATGTATCCCAAAAGAAGTTCGTAGGCGCGCTTTCCGTAGCCGTAGAATTTAATTCCTTCCTCTTCTGATCCCCGAAGTACTACGGGGGAGAAGTATCGCGCACGTACAAACAATGACTTTGCAAGCTTCTTCGCTTCTTCGTCATTTGTTGCTACAGCCTCTTTCCATACTGAGGATGCAAATTCGCAGACGGGGCAGCGATCGCCAAAGTTTCGTTTAGGACATACAATGCCCCCCTTGTGATCACCCACATTGTAGTGGAAAAACATTTCCTTAAGTGGATCCCCATCTGCAGTGGGGACGATGCGAACCACTTGTTCGCCCTCTTGTGGCTTAAACCACACTGAGTTTTCGTTGCCGCCTTCTCCACGCAGAGATGCGAGCTTCTTCTTCATTAGTTCCATATTGATTGACATTAGTTTTTTCTCCTATTTGTTGTTGTAAAGTATACCGAGCTTTCCTCGATATCTAATGTATCACCCTTGCTCTAGCTTGTCAAGGGTAGTTTGTTGTTGAATTGCGTTAGTGTGGGCAACGCAGAACCCAAAGTCTTGTAAATTTGTCTCCCATATACCATATGAGATCTTTCTGTAAGCATTTCGAGGCTTCTCCTTGAGCATATCTACCAACTGTTTATGCAAGCCCGATTCTTTTTCTAATCTATCCTGATTTATACATATATAATAGCATGTTTCCCGCGGGCTGTCAAGGTTAAAGAGCCATTTTTCTGACATATCTTTTAAATTAAGCATCCCAACGCTGCGGATCCTGTTAATCGGAGCGGGGCGCGAAACTTGTCCTATTTCCGGCTCCGTGTGCGTAAAAAAATTGAGATAATGGACGGAAGAAAAAATAGTTTGGTTAAGGGTATCAAAATAATTTTTAATTGATATATTGGGCAGGTTTTTTTCAATCTCGTAATTCGAAAAAACTGTCAGCGATGTAAACATAGCTGAGCGGGCGTATTCTTGCAGTATTCCATATGTCATATTTTCTAGAAGCTTTGGAATACCTGTCAGTAGCTCGGTATCAGGCTTTATATAGAATATCTCTAAATTTTTATCTTTTATTTGTTCCAAGATACCCAAAGCATAGCCGGAGCTTTTGGAGGAGCCCACCACAAATACTTGTACCTTGTCGGTGATATCTTTAAAGAATGTTTTAAGATTCGGTATGTTGCTCTCATATTCTTCTGGTGTGTCAAATTCTTTCAGCTTATGGCAAGATTTGGATTTACCACATTTGCTATTTAACTGATACACCTTATAGTTGTTCTTTTGCGACTTAAACTTCTCCGCGATGGCAGAGCCGGCATTACCTATTCCCACGATCGATATCATACGTTCAACCTTTCTAAGTTATAATAATCTTTACCCGCCTTAAAGTTAACCTCAAATTTCGCCAAACGATTTTGCGCAAAGATATCTTTAATTTCAGGCAACAATTGGCGATCCTCATCGTGCATATCCAAAACCACTTCATCGTGCACGATGTGCGACACAAAGCTTTTCGTGCCTTCTAGGAAGCTATCTAGTGCAACGGCGCGCTCATTCACTAAATCTGCCGTCGTGCTTTGAATCAGGTAGTTAAGTGCTTTAAATTCATCTACTTCTATCGATCTTCCGAAAAGAGTTTCTATGCATCCATTTTTATAAAACTTTTCCAGCAATTCATCTCTCTCGTATGGCTGTTGGGTAAACTGGCTAGAGGCGGGATTATACAACCACGCGAAAAAAGCGGTTTTTGCGGCGTCTCGGGTGGAGATTTCCGTGTTCTTAAAAATAGTATCCATATGCCATTCGTGCACATCTTCCGTTGGTTGTGACTTTCCAAGTAATCCGATTACAGTTCGCGCCTCTGCTGCATTATAGTCAAGAGAAATAAACCAATCGTTGCGTGGTTTAATGAAAGCACGCAATTCTTTCTGCATCGTCAGTAGAGGGAGAGATCCCGGATACGTTGCTAATCGTCCTGTTTTTGTTCCAAAAATGTTGTAATCGATGAACCGAGAGCCGCCCATAATTTTGTTTGCTCGGGATCGGTGGGCAGACTTGATGAAAAGGTGTCGACAGTCGGTAGGGTCAATGTTCATCTCTTGATACCTTATCTTATACAACAGTTTTTCCAATTGGCACAGGTGATCGTAGATAACAGGCTTTTCTGTTGTTTCAAATACATGCTGAGTTATCTTATTTTTAACTTCTAAAAAAGCAGTCAAAAAATCGTGCGGTACCAGATCAAAAAAGCAATGTTGACGAAAATCGATTTTGGCGATCTCAAATGATTTTTTAAATGCCGACATCTTCTTTTGCATGCGCGACAATTCTGACTGTAGTTCAGGTGGGCACATTGCCTCTAGGTTGTTGCCGCATGCCCATAGCCAACCATATTCTACATCTTTATTTATAATAGATCCTGAATATTTCCACGTTCTCATCCCGGAAAAATCCGTCGGCATCTTGTCTTTATCAAATTCCAAAACACCATCGTGGTATATGCCTAGACATTCCTCTTTATCGTCAATAGATTGAAAATACATTACTCTCTCAGTTTTGCCAATGTATCCTTAATATAGCTCAATGAGCCGTTATAGTCAAATGTTTTATTCACAATAGTTTCAAATGTATTTATTGCACGTGCCTGATCAGCCTGTGCCAGTTCCAGTGTGTTGTCTATTAATTGGAACTTCTGGGCTTCCGAAAAAGACGACTCCTCCTCCACCATTCTAATTTTACAATAGAGGCTTAAAAAGTAAGAGTCAGGAAATTCTAATAAATAATCTTCTGGCTTGTATCGCTTCGGGGTTACTGTCACAACCTTTCCTCCCAGTGAATCAACTTCGACATACCGAGAATATCGAGGGCGCTTTAGTTTCATGTACATATTATACAATATAGAGCGAAAGGTTGTCAAGTAGTTTTTATATG